CGGTCATTCATGACACTGAAATTTCATTTGCCTGGGGATATGCCCATTGGGTTGATACATATTCTGATTACATCCTAGCTTCAGCATTCCTGAAATCTATTGCTGAACCTCATGAAGCTGCATTTGATATTGGAACCGGCGAAGTTGTCATTCTGACTGATTACGCTGGATCGTGGGAAATCATATGAGCATCCTAGAACCGGAGTATTTGAGCACAACCGAGATGGCACACATCTTGGAAATCACACCAAGCACCTTGCGCCGTTTAGTACGCGAGCGCAAGATTGAGGCATATAAGCCCCTTGGCGGTCATTACCGTTTTGATATGGATAAGACAATTCAAACCTTTTGGAGAATGGAAAGCGAGGATTCAAAATGATTGATTTTCTTTCAACATTGTCGGATGCAGGTGTTTTCATTGGTTCCGTGATTGTTCTTGGCATTCCGATGATTGCCGGATTTTTGCTTGGCAAGGAAATTGGTTTAGATCAAGGCCATCGCGCCGGTTTTGACTTAGGAAAGGCAGTGGGCAAGCGTGAAACCGCCGGCAGTCAGCGATAACGCGGTCATCATCGCACGCAACGCTAAGCGCACATCAGTAGATGCAGCAATGCGCAAGTATCCTGAAACCGGGTCATTGCGCCTAAGGATTTATGAGCTGCTGGTTCGTGCTGGATTGCGTGGAGTAACCGATTATGAAATTGAGGCCACTTTGTCCATTCCGGGCAATTCGGTCAGGCCCTTGCGAAAGTCCTTGGAAACACAGGGATTCATTATTGACTCAGGGCTTACTAGAAAAAACCAAAACGGCAATGAATGCACCATTTGGCGTGCAGTGGATGAAGGGATGATGTTGTGAGCTTTAACATGGATGATTATGTGGATGTGGCCGAAAGAATGCGCAAGATTAAGGAGATATTTCCTGAAGGCGTGTTTAGACCAGCCAACCCAAATGAGCCTTTCAAGGTAGTTGAAATTGGTGGCATCACTTATATTGCCTACACTGCCGCATTCTATCGTGACCCGTTTGATCCATGCCCTGCCATTGCATGTGCCTGGGAAGAAGTACCAGGGCGCACCCCATACACAAAGGGCAGTGAGCTAATGAATGCTGAGACAAGTGCTTGGGGCCGATGTGCCATTGCAGTTGGATTAGCTTCAAAAAAGATTGCCAGTGCTGATGAAATTAAAGCACGCCAAGAAGTATCTAAGGCAACGGTCACAAAGATAAAAGAAACGCAGCAAGAACAACATGATCCGTGGGCAACACCGCCAATACCGGCTGAAACTTTCGATGCCTGGCATTGTAAGCATGGCGATAGAACAGTGCTTGAAGGTGAAAAGAATGGCCGTGCTTACTATGGAATGCGCTGCACAAATTATGTAGTCAAGGAGCAATGTGAGCCAATTTGGTTTGTCCTTAACAGTGAAGGCAAATGGGTTCCCAAGATTGCTGCGGTGAAGTAATGGGCGAAATTACTTACATCAAAAATGGCTTGGCCACCACGATTCACCAGGATGGGTCAACATCAGCTAAAGCAACTGGTGAGGTGCTCTGTGATGGATGCAATCAATATCAATTCCTGGAAGGTGGCATTGCCTACCGTGAGCATGGGGAAACCGTGCTATGGCTCTGCGTGTATTGCAAATGAGCATTGAATTTGAGTGCCGTAGATGCAAGAAGCTCACTAAACAGATTGAGCGGATCATTACAGATAACCTTCCTGAGCATGTCAAAGTCTTACAATGCACTAAATGTGGCACACTGGGCGTATGTCTATTAGAGGCTCAGCTTTAACATACTTATCCACAGGGGTTATCCACAGGGCACTAATTCTGTGGGAAACGCCCAAGATTCACGCTGTTAGTAGACATGATGGATACGATGCATAGCGCACGGCAGGGCCCGTTAGGGATAGCCCGGCGGTGTGTTGTGCATCTATTGGCAGGGCTATGTCTATTGCTTGGCAGCCCTGGAGCAAGTGCAACAGATATAAAAACAATCCAGTCATATGCAGGTTCATTGCTCACACCTTTAGAGTTCTCATCAGCTTTAGTCTTATGGCAGAAGGAAAGCAATTGGGACATTCGTGCAGTTAACGGATCACACCATGGCCTGTGTCAAGGTCGTAGCAAATACTTAGCCAAAGCCAATTACAAACAACAGGTGCAATGGTGTATTGCATATGCTTACAATAGGTATGGATCCATAACACTGGCCTTAGAACATTGGAGATTACACAAATGGCATTAAGACATAAGAACAACACTTCAGAGTTTAAGAAGCAACGGCTTAAAGTATTGGCGAGGGATGGGCGAGTGTGTCAATACTGCGGTGCTCAAAATGCCAACCAAGTGGATCATGTGGTTCCAAAGGTTGCCGGTGGTGGCGATGAGCTAGACAACCTCTTAACCAGCTGCCGCGATTGCAATCTGCGTAAAGGCAAGAAGTCAATGGCCTTTTTTTTAGGTTCAACTTCTGCCCCCACTGTCTCTCCCGACCTTCTCTCTCCGGTTCGAGCCGGTTCGAGTCTTGTTGGGCCCTTTGAAGGTCAGGCAAGGCCATCATGGAACTAGTCATAGACAATCCAAAACCCGCCAAGGTGGGGGTAAAGAAAAAGAAGCTTGTGGGAGCGGTTAAACCACGCATCATGAGCATTCCATTGAAAGGAAAATCCAGGGGCCAAGAATTTGCAGAGTTTGCTGAGAAATGTGGCTATCCCTTGTTCCCCTGGCAGAAATTCATTGCCAATGACTTTTTAACCGTGGATAGCGATGGATCCTTTAAGCGCAAGACCGTGGCCGTGATTCTAAGCCGGCAAAATGGCAAGACCATGCTAATCGCGCTCAGAATCTTATTCGGGCTCTTTGTCCTAGGGGAAAAGTCGGTTGTGGCAATGTCGTCTAAACGCGGCATGGCTGAAGATACATTCCGTAAGGTTTGTTCCATTATTGAGGCCAATGAATTCTTGAGAAGCCAAGTCAAGCTAAACCGCGGTGAGGTTGGCTATCGTGGCAATGGAAAAGAGCACCTGGATTTGCTCAATGGAGCGCGTTATGAAATCGTTGCCGGAACCAGTGACGGCGCACGCGGCAAATCTGCCAATCTCCTATTTGTGGACGAATTGCGTTACATCAGTGAAGAAGCCTGGGCAGCTGCTAAGCCAATTACCATTGCAATGGGTAACAAGGCGCAGACATATGTGTGCAGCAATGCCGGTGATGCATTTAGCCATGTGCTCAATGATTTAAGAGACAAGGCCCTTTCATATCCATCACCGACTTTAGGCTGGTATGAGTATTCCGCACCGCAACATGCAAAACCAACCGACCGTTCAGCCTGGGCCGCTTCGAATCCAAGCCTTGGCATAACAATCACAGAATCGGGCCTTGAAGAAGCTTTATCAGTAATGCCCATGGAAAAATTTTTGCCTGAACATATGTGCATGTGGGTTTCCTCTCTCAGCAGCCCTTGGCCAATCGGATCATGGGAAGCTTGCGCCGATAGCACGCTTTCATTGCCAATTGGCCCTGACACATTTTTTGCATTTGATGTGGCAATATCAAAACGCACCGCAACCCTGGTTGCTGGTCAATATCTCCCAAATGGAAAAATTGGCGTGGGCATCATGGATCAATGGCGTTCTGACACAGCAGTGGATGAGCTGCAAATAGCAGCAGACATTAAAACCAAGTGGGTGGACAAGTATTTCCCGCGCATGATTATGTTTGACCACTACTCAACGGCGAGCATTGCCGCACGATTGGCAGCAAGTGGTTGCAGGATGGTTGATGTGTCGGGCACGGCGTTTTATCAAGCTTCAGGGGATTTGCTTGATGCCATCGTTAACAATCGCATTGTGCACATGGGCCAAGAATCTCTCGATACGCAAATGAACGCATGTGCGGCGAAGACCAATGACAGTGGATGGAGAATCGTGAGAAGGGCCAGTGCCGGGGATGTCTCAGCTCCAATATCCTTGGCAATGATTGTTCACAAAATGCAGGAACCTGTTTCAACTCCAATGATTGTTGCCGGCTAGACACGCCCAAAATCCCAAATGACTTGAATGTCCGTTTTGGGTGCTATGGGGCTATTATCCGCCTATGGGTATTTTGTCGGCACTGCGATTAGTCAAAGACGATTCAGACACGCTTAAAAGTCAATACAACCCGGCGGTAATGAATTCCGGTTATGGCGTTGGCGCATGGAGCGATTATGGAATGGGCTTTGATTACGCTGGCATTGATCTAAATTCTGCAATGCAAGTTCCAACAGTTTCAAAGTGCCGTCAATTAATCTGCGGAACCATTGCAGGAATTCCATTAAGTTTGTATAACAAAACAACCGGAGAAAAATTAGGCTTGCCAGTATGGTTGGAACAACCTGACATCAGACAACCGCGTTCAGTTACGATTGCCTATACGGTTCAATCGCTCCTTTTCTATCAAATTGCGTATTGGGAATGCACCGCAACTTATTCTGATGATGGAAGGCCAGCGCGTTTTGCGTGGGTTGCAAATGAAAGAGTCACACCAAAACTCAATGCGCGTAACACTGAAGTTGAATATTACACAGTTGACAATGAAGTTCGCCCACAAAATGGAATCGGAAGTTTAATCACATTCCAGTCACTTCAACCTGGGATTCTTGCAACCGGAGGCCGCACTATCCGCGCAGCTTTGGATCTCGAAAAAGCGGCTGCAATTGCGGCACAAACTCCAATCCCTTCCGGTTTCTTAAAAAATACCGGTGCGGATCTTCCTGAAGCGCAAGTGCAAGGAATTCTTGCAAGTTGGAAACAAGCGCGAAATTCGCGTGGTACTGCATTTCTTACAAGCACTTTGGATTATCAAACAACATCATTTTCTCCCAAGGACATGATGTACGCGGAAGCAAAACAAGATTTTTCAACTGAAATTTGTCGTTTGATGAATGTGCCGGCATACATGGCCTCCGCCGATGCCAATAAAAGTCAAACTTATCAAAACATCCTGGATGCCCGCAAAGAATTTTATGCGTACACCTTGGCTCCTTATGTTTGTGCAATAGAGGACAGACTCAGCATGAATGACATCACTAGTTCACAAAATGTTGTGCGTTTTAATTCTGACGAAACATTTTTGCGTGCTGATGCCAGTGCACGCTTAGCAGCAATTGAAAAAATGCTCACACTTGAATTAATTACTTTAGATCAAGCCAAGGCAATGGAAAACCTATCACCGAATGGAGATGCATCATGAAGCTAACCTTTAGCACGCCAATCCAGGCGGCTGATACTGAACGCCGAATTATCTCAGGCAAAATTATGGAATATGGAGCCGTTGGCCATACTTCAGTTGGCGCAGTTGTCTTTGAGCTCGGTTCAATACAGATCCCGTCACCAGGCAAAATTAAGTTGCTTGCGCAACACAGGCCCGATGATCCAATTGGCCGGGCTCAATCTTTTAGTAAAGACGGCAATTTTCTTTTTGGTTCATTTAAGGTTTCCAGCAGCACAAAGGGGACAGACTATTTGACCCTTGCAGCTGAAGATTTAGTCAGTGGGCTATCCGTTGGGGTGGAAGTGATTGCATCTCAGCCCACTGACAATCACCTTTTGGTTACAAGTGCGCGACTTGTTGAAGTCAGCCTTGTGGAATCACCGGCGTTCGAGAATGCGAATGTCACTAGCGTTGTCGCAAGTCAAGCAGAAATTGAAGCGGCAAATACAACAAGCACAAGCACTAAAACAACTACGATCAATACGACAATCGTTGAGGTCGAAACCGAGACAGAGAGTGAGGATGTCATGACGACAGCCCCAGATAATACAGCCCCAGAAACTGCGGCAGAGGCTCCCGTTGTGGATGCCTCACGCCCAGTTGTTTCAGCATCTTACATTGTTGGCGAAGTTCGCTCACCAATTAAGACACAAGCACAATATCTTGAGCACGCAATTAAAGCGAAGATGGGCAATGACACATCACGCGATTACATTCGTGCAGCAGATGCACAAGCAAAAAAGATTGAAGCAGCTAATGACAGCTTCACCACTAATCCAGCATTTTCTCCGACACAATATGTTTCAAGCGTTATTGACACATCAGTTATGTCACGCCCAACAATTGATGCACTAGGTGGAGCGCGCGCACTTGCACCATCAGGCATGACAATTGCACATCCAAAAATTACAACCAATTCAACAATCGGAACCGTTGCTGAAGGTGCATCAACTGCTGCAACTCAGATTGTTTCCAGTTATGTTAACGCAACAGTTGTTAAACTGGCCGGGACACAAATTTATTCAACTGAGCTCCTCGACAGATCAGATCCGAGCTTTTATTCTGCAATGTACGAGAACTGTTTACGAGCTTATGCCAAGGCATCTGATGCAGCAGTAATTGCAGAAATTGTTTCAGGTGGAACACAGGCATCAACACAAGCTGCAACAATTGCAGGACTTCAGGCATATGTTGCGCAAGCTGCACCAGCCGTTTATGCAGCAAGCGGAGAAACTGCAACTGCATTTATTGCAGGAACATCAGTATGGTCACTCCTAATTGGATCACTAGATACAACTGGTCGCAGCATTTTCAATGCAGCTTCACCAATGAACGCCAATGGCCAATCAACTCCACGCGGATTGCGCGGCGACATGATGGGCTTAGATCTATGGGTTGACCAAAACATGGTTTCAACAACAATTGATGATTGCGCTTTCATTGTTAATCCAATGAGCATTGCCGTATATGAATCCCCTAAGCTGACGCTTTCCGTAAATGTGGTCGCAACTGGTGAAATTTCCACGATGCTCTATGGTTATTTTGCGACAAAGACACTTGTTTCCGGTGGTCTGCAACGCTTTAACCTAACCTGATAAAACCCTAAGCCGCTTACAGGGCTAGGAGGCCCTGGCCCTGTAAGCCTTATCGAAGAAAGGATGATGATGGCCGCAACTTATGTGACTATGCAAGAATTACGCGATTCACTTGGAATTGGCACTCTTTACACTGATTCAACGGTTGAAGAATGTTGCCAAACTGCTCAGGATCTCATCAATTCATTTCTTTGGTTTAACACTGCACCAGTGGTTGCAACCGGGCGTTCAGCAAATGTTGCGACATGCATCATTGCTAATCCAGCGCAATTTGTTGTTGGTCAGTTGATTACAATTACAGGTTGCGGTTCTAATTACAACGGCGTTAAAACAATTACAAGCACAAGCCCTTATCCATCTTCAGTGAGTGCCCCTTATCTTCCAAGCCGGTGGGTTTATCCCCTTGGATACCAATACATCTCTTTTGCAAATGTTGCTGCTGATGAAGCAATCCATTTAGTTCAACCTTATGGATTAATGGCCGGCCCTGATGATAAAACGGCCAGTTATGCCAATACTGCGGCTATTAGGTCAGCCTCAATGATTTTGGCAACTAACATTTGGCAATCCAGGCAAGCGACACAAAACGGTGGAATGGGTGTTGATGGATACGCGCCGAGCCCATTCAGAATGTCGAACACACTTATGGCCAGTATCAGAGGCCTCCTAGCTCCGTATTTGTCACCCGCAGGAATGGTCGGATGAAAGATGCCACCAGTCGCACTGACAACACTTCGCACAACGATAGCGCAGGCTTTAGCCAATGCCGGTGTGTGGTCAACCTTCAGCTTCCCGCCCCCAGTAATTCTTGCCAACTCAGTGATAGTTGCGCCAAGTGACCCTTATTTAGTTCCATCAAATAACTCACAAGCTTCAATTTCATGCATGGCAAACTTCAAGGTCATCATGACCGTGCCGTATCTAGACAACCAGGGAAATTTAAACGGCATTGAAAGCACGATTGTGGCCGTGTTTAATAAACTGGCTTCATCAACATTAGTGTTCAACATAACCGGTGCATCAGCTCCTTCAGTGTTGGATGCACCGAGTGGGCCCATGCTTACATCGGACTTTTCAATTACCGTATTAACCACTTGGTCATAGGAGATAAAATGAGCGAAACAAACGCAGAGAATTTGGCTTGGCTTGTCAAAGTCGGTCAGATCAAGGATACAAAGGCTGCTAAGCCAACGACAACAGAAAACGAGGAATAACACATGGCAATCTATCTAAATAACAATGTTGGCGTGAAACTTGCAACCGCAGCCGCGCCAACAGTTCCATCCATTGACATTTCAAGTTATGTCAGCGCGATTACTTTAACGCAAATTGTAGATGAGCTGGAAGTCACAACAATGGGCGATTCTGCACATAAGGTGGTGGGTGGATTGCAATCTGCCACGCTACAAATTGATTTCTTCAATGACTGGGCGGCATCTCAGGTTATGACAACACTGAATGCGGCATTTGCAACTACATTGGCAGTTTCAATGATTACAGTTAAAGGAACCGCAGTAAGCGCAACAAATCCGACATACCAGTTTTCAATCTTTGTCAACAACCTGACCCCAGTAGGTTCAGGCGGCGTTGGCGATGAAGCTGCATCTTCAATTTCGTTTACAGTAAACACAACAGTCACTGTTTCAACATCAGTGGCATTCTAAGGAGTAAATCATGGCACGCTTAAAAATCACCAGGGCCTCAGGGGATGTGATTGTTCCAATCACCCCCGTGGTTGAATATGCGTTCGAAAAATACACAGGCAAGGGAATTCATAAGCAATTTCGTGACGAGGAAAAACAGTCGGACATCTATTGGCTGGCTCACAATGCATTGTCACGCGTAGAGGTTATACCTCCATTTGGAGAAGAATGGTTAGGAACCTTAATTGCGGTTGAAGTTATGGATGATGAGCCCGAAAAAAAATAGAGCGGGGAAGTTTCACCTATCTAGTGGCCTCACTAGCGGTGGAGCTTAAAATAAGCCCCAACGAAGTTTTAAATCTTGATGAAAGAATGTTTAAAGCCGTGCTTCAGGTACTAAACGACAGAGCGAAGGAGAGGGCCCGTGCCACTAAACATAACAGGCGTTGAACCCACTTTGAAGGCCATGCGCAAGTTTGATAAAGACCTGACTAAGCAAATGAACATTGAAATCAAAGCTGCAATGATAACAATTCGTGATAAAGCCCGCAATGATGTTCCAATGGGATTTCCGACATATCTATCAGGTTGGGAAAAGCGCGGCAAGGTTCAGACCCAAGCCGTGTTCAACACCAGTGGCCGCGTGCGCAAATTTCCTCTTTTTGATACCCGTGAAGTCGTTGACGGAATTGTTTATCGTCAGGGAAAAAGCATTCAAAACCGTCAGGGCTACCGCGCTCAATACTATGTGCGCAACAATTCAGCAGCTGGAGCAATCTATGAGACTGCGGGCAGAAAAACTCCAGGGGGTCAAGGCAAATCCAACAATCCTCAAGCGGGCAAATTATTTATTGGAGCCATGGGTAGCCTCTACGGTAAAGACAAAGAACGCGGCCGTTTGATATTTAAAGCTTGGGAACAAGATCAAGGAAAAGCAACCTTGGCCGTGGCGACCGCCATTGATAAAGCCGTCAAGGTATTTAACGCTTCAGGTGGTGCGGGTACGCAATCCGGCTATAAGTTGGCTTCATAATGCCAAATTTATTAGTCAGCGCAACCACACGGTATGACCCAAAAGGCTTAAACAAAGCCAAAAAACATATTGTTGGTTTTGATAAAACTATTCAAGATTTGGGAAAGAGTTTTGCCACTGTTTTCTCAGCTCAAAAGATTTTAGCGTTTGGCAAAGCTTCAGTTCAGGCTTTCGTTGCTGATGATAAAGCCGCCAAAGTCTTAACCCGCACGCTTAGCAATTTGGGCCTTGCATTTGCTGATCCGTCAGTTAAAACATTTATAGGCGACTTGGAAAAACAATACGGTGTGCTTGATGATTTTTTGAGGCCGGCTTATCAAAAATTGCTCACCAGTACGGGCGATTTGGTTAAGTCTCAGGATTTGTTAAAAACTGCCCTTGATCTAAGCGCACAAAGTGGAGAAAGCGTTGTTTCAGTTGCAAGCGACCTTGCACGGGCATATTCAGGAAATACCAAGGGACTTCAAAAATATGGCTTAGGTTTAACAAAAGCCCAATTGACTGCCATGTCATTTGAAGAAATTTTGACCAAGATAACCGAAATCAGCAAGGGTCAAGCTGCTGCCGCGGCCAACACTTACGCAGGAAAATTAGACAAACTTAATGTTGCAGCGGCTAATGCCTCAGAAACCATTGGTGGCGCATTGGTTGATGCATTTGCCACAATCGCCGGAGATGGTAATTTAGACAAAGCAATCAGCAAAATTGATTTACTTTCTCAAGGTATTGCCACACTCATTTCTCCTACACGCATGAAATCACTTTTTGCCGGTGTTGATTTAAAATATGGAATCATCCCAGTCAACAAGCCTGGCCCTAATTACGGTCCTGCTCAACAAAGCCCTGGTGAGCGTGCTGCTGCCGTTGCATATAATAAAAAATTGGCTCAACAGAAAAAAGAAGAATTAGCAACACTTGCAGCCAAGAACAAGGCAACGCGAGAAGAAGCTCAAATGAAGAAGGATCAGGCCGCTTTAGACGAGTTGAAGAAGAAGTTTGACTTAGAACGCATTGGCCTTAATGCAGCATTGAATCAAGCTACTGATGAGGAAACAAAGGCACGAATTAGAGCTCAGATTGCTATCCTGGATGAGACTGGCAAAACCGCGCAAGCTGCCAATGATGCTTTAGTTAAGGCTCAGGCCGACAAGCTGAAGCAAGAATTAGAAGCTGCGGATGCATTAAAGTATCTTGCAAGTTCGGCAGGTTCAGCAGCTTTAGCATTGACGAACATCACTAAACCTACGCCTGGAGTTACATTCAACCCAACTCAAAACAAAGATAGGAATTACGACACCAATATTTTGGCTAATGTGCCAACCAATATACCTATCCAATCTGACGGCACTCCCGCGCTCATTCCTGGTATTGATTACAATCCGACACAAGCCAAAGACCGCAATGTTGATGCTAAAGCCGCCATTTCCGTTGTTGTCAACACAGGCCCATCCATGGCTGACGAAAACACGATTGTTGATGCAGTTCAAATGGCACTCAATGAAATTGCACGCCGTGGTAATCTGACAACCTATGCAGGGGCATTGCCGGCATGACGATTCCAACAATTAACGCGTTTATCAACTTCAGCACAGGCCCAAGTTTTGCTCAGGCAATGATTTTAGATCAAGGCATTTTGGACACAAATGTTTTGGCTGATGCAGCCGCAGTCATTGTGGACATTTCCAATGTTGTTGATTCAATCAGCACCAAGCGTGGGCGAAATGCCCAGGCTGACCAATTTCAAACTGGCACGCTTTCATTGCGGATTGTTGACCAAAATGGTGATTTCAACCCAATGAATGTAAGCGGGCCTTATTACGGGCTCCTTACTCCGATGCGTAAAGTTCAAATTACTGCCACTTATGGGGCCGTCACTTATCCCGTCTTTAGTGGATTCATAACTTCCTTTTCAACATCAACCCCACAATCTTCCGTTGGAGATGTCGTTTACACTACAATCCAAGCGGTTGACGCTTTCCGATTAGCTCAGAATGCTCAGATTTCAACAGTGGCAGGAACAAGCGCGGGTCAATTAACGGGCGCAAGAATCAACAACTTGTTGGATGCCATATCCTGGCCAAATTCAATGAGGGATGTGGACCCTGGCCTAACCACGGTCCAGGTTGATCCAGGAACCGCACGCACTGCATTGCAAGCGTGTCAAACCGTTGAAACCACAGAATATGGTGCTTTCTATGTTGATGCATCAGGCTCATTTGTTTTCCAGGACCGCAACTTAACTGCATCTAGTGTGGCAGCCACACCGGTTGTGTTTAATGACAACGGCACGGCAATTGATTATTTCAACGCCGTATGGGTCACAAATGACACCCTTGTTTACAATGAAGCAAACATCACTGCCACAGGCTTGGCCACTCAAACCGCATCTGATGCAGCAAGCATTGCCAAGTATTTCTTGCACTCATACAACCAGCAAAATTTATTGATGCAGGATACTGCCACGGCTTTGAACTATGCCCAGGCTTATGTTGCTTCAAGAGCTGAAACAAGCGTCCGATGCGATGAAATTCAATTGGATCTATACACGGCCAACTATGATGCCGGAATAATTGCAGCCCTTGACCTTGATTACTTTGACCCGGTGACAATCACAACCAATCAACCAGGCGGAACTACACTAACCAAAACCCTTCAAGTTTTTGGCAAAGCTATGGAAATAACGCCAAATTCTTGGCGCGTGAAAATGACGACACTTGAAGCTATCATTGATGGTTTGATACTAGACAGTGCACTTTATGGAATACTTGACACAAGCGTGTTGAGTTATTAAGGAGATGAGATAAATGGCCAAGCAAACCTTTACAACCGGGCAGGTGCTTACGGCAGCCCAAATGACATCGCTTCAGCAAACGGCCATGGGCGGTGGAGCTGCTACTGCCAAAACTGCGTCATATGTTTTGACGGCTGCCGATGCTGGAACAGTCGTGCAAATGAACGCAGCAGGGGCAACCACGATTACTGTCAATACTGCACTCTTTGCTGCGGGGGATAGCGTACAAATTCAAAACATTGGTGCGGGAGTTTGCACAATAACGGCTGGAACGGCCACAGTTACAACGGCCGGTTCATTGGCGTTGAGTCAATGGGAAGGTGGCAACCTTTACTTTACTAGCACTAGCGCATCCATATTCTTTGACATTGTTCAAGGTACTGGGATGACTAACCCAATGACCACAACTGGCGACACCATCTATTCATCAAGTGGATCAACACCTGCTCGACTTGGCATTGGCACAACAGGACAAGTGCTCACAGTCGCATCGGGAGTGCCAAGTTGGGCTTCACCAGCAGGGGGCGGAAAATTGCTACAAGTAGTGACCGCAGTTAATACAACTTCTTATTATACGACATCAGCTAGTTATGGTGACACAGGCTTAACTGCAACAATTACCCCAACATCAGCAACAAGCACAATTTTAGTAATGGTATCTCAATTTTGTCGCGCCGTAAGAAACAGCACACAACAAGCCTATGGAATCAGTTTATTGCGCGGTGCAACTCAAATTTGGGAAAATCCTTATGCAGCATCAATTTCAGCAGCGTCAAATGCTGGAACAATAGAAATTCATGGTGTCACTCCAATTATTTACAGAGATTCACCAGCAACAACATCAGCAACAACTTACAAAACACAAGGCAAGCCATATGACAATTCAAGCGGTGGTTCTGCTGAATACCAATTCCAATCAAAACCTTCAACAATCACACTTTTTGAAATAGGTGCATAATGGCTACAAATGCAGAAGTTCTTTCATTTCTAATTCCAAATGGCGGTTTTGTCATGACTGGAGATGATTTTGATTCAGTAGAATTTATCGAAGCCACCCCAATCACAAAAGCACAATTTGAAGCGGGATTTGCTACATATGATGCTTGGAAGGCTGAGCAAGATGCAAAGGCGGCTAACGACAAAGCGGCATTATTAGCCAAGCTAGGCATAACTGCCGATGAAGCCAAGCTACTGCTGAGTTAAATGGAGACAAGTGCAAACGGGTGGCCAGCATCTAAGGATCAGGCTGAGATAGGGATAAAGTCTTATCCCGTACCAGGCACGGCAATCAAGCTGCGTTGTGCAGAGGCGGTTGCACCTTTACTCATTGGCTTAGCTACTGAGTTTCATGCATTGATTGAACCGCTTGATGTGGCTTCACTGGATGATTGGGGATATTGTTACAGGCCAATCCGGGGGGAAACCACAAAACTTAGCAATCACTCATCAGGCACGGCTTTAGATCTAAACGCTTCCAAGCATCCCTTGGGGCAGACCAATACATTTGACCCGTTAAAGGTTCCGATGATTCGGGCCCTTGCTCATAAATACGGATGCATTTGGGGCGGTGACTACAAACACCGGAAAGACGAAATGCATTTTGAAATCGCTATTAGTGCAGCCAAAGCGGAGGCATTAATTAAGAAAATACAAGGAGAAAATAAATGAACTCACAACTCAAAGCGGCGGCCTTGTCGTATCTCAGAGCTTCATTGGCATCAGTGGCAGCACTGTATTTGTCAGGTATTTCGGATCCAAAGGTTTTGGCTAACGCGCTGCTGGCGGGCTTCATCGCCCCTATCCTGCGTGCCGTAGATCCCAAGGATGCAGCAATCACAGTAGGCAAGAAGTAAGATGGAGGTCCAGGCATGGGTGGCCGTTATCGTAGGCGTGATGGCCATCCTGTCCGGGCTTTATGCGGCAGTCCGGTTCATTGTGCGTTCAATCATGGCTGAGATAGGGCCCAAGGCCAATGGTCATAGCCTAAAAGAGCAGGTCAACAGGCTGGAAGCACGCCTAGACCATATCTACACCATCCTTTTGGAGCGTTAGACACGCCGAACGGTGTTGATGTTGTGCATCTCGTCCATATCGTCTATATTTGGTTCATCGCAACACGGCGATATAGACGAAGGGCCTCACATGTCAAGAATGGCAGATTTATACATTGAAATTAGTGACCAGTTAAGCAAAGAATCCAAGGCGTTCCAAGCTGCGGCTGACTGCATGTGCGATACATGCGAGCAATACACAATCAATGAGATTGATGCCCAATTTAAGAAAATGGGCCAGTCATGAAAATAACCTTAGAGCTAACCAAAAACGATTTTGAGCACCTAACCACAACCTCAATGCAATGGGGCAAGGATTGGGAAAAGAAGGTTATGCGTTTTGAGTCGGTCATTCATGACACTGAAATTTCATTTGCCTGGGGATATGCCCATTGGGTTGATACATATTCTGATTACATCCTAGCTTCAGCATTCCTGAAATCTATTGCTGAACCTCATGAAGCTGCATTTGA